AATAAAAATCCAAAATGAAAGGTCAAACGTTGAATATAACGCAATAAAATAAAATAAAGTAATCCATGTATTGTGGCATTGAATACAACCGCCTAATGGCTTCCAAAGAAACCCAACCGGATTTTTCGGATTATCACGAAAATGTTTTTCGATAAAATCCATGTACCAACCGAAAACGTTTCCGGGACGATAACAGAACTCTAAAAAAAACGATGTCATTGAACCCAAAATTGCAATTGCAATTGATTTCAGAAACATTTCATGAATCAAACCGTCTTTTGTCAATTCGCAAAATAAAAATCCGATTGAAAACGCCACAATCGCAATTAACGTTGGCGTCGTTGTGTCTTTTTGTTGGTTCATATTATAAACATGTTTGAACGATTCCGTTAACTTCAAAACAACATGCGCCGTCGGACGATGTCGCGTAATATGCACCCGGTGTTTGCAACGACGACGGCAATTCAATTTTAATCATGGTCACCGAATTTTCATTGAATGCCATTGTCAATTGAATTTGTTCGGCCGGATCAAATGTTTCTTCAATTGTCAAATATGTTCCATTTGTCCAAATATGAAATTTAAATTTTTCAGGTATCAACGACCAATTTGCAAATCCAAAATCAATTGTTTGATTTGGTGCAAAACAACCCAAATTTTTAGTGCAACCGCAATTCATAACTTTATAAATTTATTAATCAAAGATAATTTAATTCGAACACAACGTCAAAATCAATCGCGACAAAATTCAATGATTTGTCAAACGTTTTTGGTTTGGGTGATTCCTCGGTCAAAACCGCAATCGCGTCAATGGTTGATTTGACCGGCTTTATTTGAATCAATCGGAATTCGTCAAAATCCTGGAATTTGGCTTTCATCATTGCCGTTCGGATGGCATGTTCTAAATTATAAGAACACCAATTGCGTTGAACGGCCACCAATCGCAATTCATAACGTGAATTTATTCGGTTAATGGTCTGACAACTGAATTGACGTGAATTTGCTGATTCCTCATAAAAGATTTGACCACCGTCACGATGTCTGATGTAAAAATAATTTGATTCGGTGTCGCTTATTCCGGAATAAACGAATTCATTTTTGGTCGCTTCTGATTGAATCATGATTCGACCTTCGGAATCGATTCGGGCCAAATAAATGGCTTTGTCAAAACCACCGACCAATTGCAAAATGTAATTTGATAAATTCGACAAAATGGTGTCGATTGGTGAACAACAATCCGATGATATTTGTTTCATAATTTATTTAGTATTGAATCGATTTTTTCGTCAATCAAATCCGCAATGTAATTTTGAACACCGACACGTTCTTTTTTTGACGGCGTGAAAATATCCATTTTATTTTGACCTTTCTTTTTTCCTTGAATTAATTCCTGGCCTTGCGATTTTTCAAAATCTTTGTCGTTAATGATAACGAAATAAACCGCGTTTTTTTCTTGGACAACTTGCATTGAATTTCGCAAATCACCGGTGAATTCCAAATCGACAAACCCGGTTTGATTTCCGCGTTCGGATCGTTTCTTTGTCCAATATTTTGATTTGTATTTTCCAATCTTTGTTTCAGCCGTATTTTTTCCGTCGTTGAAAATTCGACGTTTCATTCGACCTTCCAAATCCTTACCGCCCAATAAAAGCAAATCACCGGTTGAACGACTCAATTCAGTCGAAATCAAATTCAATTTTGCTTTAAATTGGTCCGGTGTCATAAACCTTTCAAATAAATAATTGCGTTAACAATGTCTTTTTTATCCGCGTATGGAATCAAATCAATGAACTGAATCATTAATTCTTTATTGTATTCCTCAACCTTTTGATTGACGTTTTTAAATTTATCAATCGTGTATTTATTTTTAGGAACGTTGGCGTCAACGGAATCAAAAGCGCAAACATTCAATTTTTTTGTGACGCGTTGAACTTCGGTCAAATAAACTTTTGCCAAATCAACCTTTGTCATTGTCGAAAAATAAATCGTGTCGGATTGTGTTTGAGCAAATCCATTCATTGCAAATAATAACATCAAAATTGTTGTTGTTTTTTTCATTGTATTTTTATTTTAAAATTAGTAAAATTGACGCAAATCCGATTGTGAAAATCAAATTTCGTTTTCGGTTTTTGCTTTGATTGGTTAAAAATTCGATTTTCTTTTTGTGTTCGATGTTTTGAAATTCGCAATTGTCCATGTTCATTCGACATTGCGCCAATGAATTTTTGAAATTATCATTCAATTTCGTCAATTGTTCAATCTGTTTTTTTTGCAAATCGTTTTGTTCCGAAATCAAATTGTTTTGTTCAATCACCAAATCGGTTGTTTTCAACTCTGAAATAATATTCAGAACAACCCACTTCGGCAATTCAACAATTTTTGTCGAATCGTTATTTGTAACGGTTTGAGAAAAAATTCGTGATGTCTGAATCATTATAAGAACGAACAACGTCAATCGTTTCATGTTTTTTTGTTTTTAATTTTAAGATTTGCAATTCCTTTTTTTCGATTTCATATTGCAACGACACAATCGAATCCCCCATTGATTTGAACGCTGAATCAAATTCGATTTGTTGAATCTGAAATTTTTTGACCTGGCGTTCTAAATTATCAATCCGCTCAATTTGATTTTCGTCAATTTTTATTTTTGGTTTTCGCGTCAATATTTTTTGCCACGGTAACAAAAACAAAATGAACAAAACAACCGTTGCGATTAACGTGTAAATTTGCGCTTTTGTGAATCTATTCAACATAATTTTTTTAAATTTTAACAACCGTCTTCACCGGGTTTTGCTTGTTCACTCTTTTGAATATATTCGTTTTTATAAACGTCAATTTTTCGATATAACATTTCAGCAAACGAACGTTTTATGAAACCCAATAACGACAAATTTTTGACTAATGAAATCAAATTGACAATGACTAATGGAACGAAAATTCCTTCGTTCAACCAATAAATCGCATTTGAACCTTTCGCCAAATTCGTCGCAAAGGCCAACAATCCGGTGTGACTCAACAACGTCCAAAATATTCGTGTCGCTTTACGTGTTTCAAATTTGTTGTTTTTCCATGCAATCCACATTCCGGTGAAATGGTCACAACAAATCAACAACATTAACGTGTAATAAGACACGGCCGGATCGAAAATCCAATCCGTCACAAAACCGGTGATTGAACCAATCGTGAAACCACCAAACACCGAAATTGTAAATGGAACAATTTTCAAATTCAGCGACAACACCGATTCACCAATCGATTTTGATTCCTGGATAAAATGCGAATTCATTATCGACGTGGCTTTGTCGGACGTTGGATTGAACCCGGACGTGGACGTGAACCGCCACAACTTGAACATGCTTGTTTTAAACCTCTTTGTTTCATGATATTTTTGTTTTTATGGTAAACCTTGAATGTATCTATTTTGGTTGCATACAATACAACATTCGTCGATTCGACGCAATAATTGCGGCAATGATTCAATCAACATTTTCATTTGTTTGTCGTATTCAGCCGACCAATTTTCCAACAAAAAATTGATTTTATCAGTGTCCAACAATGTCAACGAATTTAAACGATCCGTCGCAACGGCTTCGTGCAAAATTTCAATTCCGGAACGATATAAAATTGGCAAACCTAATTTAGGCCCTAAAACACACGCGAATTCGTCGTTGTCACAAACGGCCGTCGCTTGAATTTTCAATCCGTATGTTGAATTTGAATTGCCGGAACCGTTCCAACCGTATGCGCTCAAATATTGACCGGATTTTGACGAACAACCACAACCGGTTTTGATTGACGAATTGTTGACGTTGATTGACGTGTTGTCCATGTAAACATAAACGTCCTGGGTTGTCGATGTGAAATTCAAATTGATTTCGGCTTCGCCGTTTGCGTCGGTTGTGAATGTATAATTTTGAATGTTTGTTCCGTCTTCAATATAAACGACATGTGACGTGTTCGCGTTGCCTAATTTGATTTTGATGTTCGAAATATTAATTCGCAACATTCGCGACTTTTTAATCTGTAAATGAACGCCACGGTCAACGTTTGCCGTTGCCAATGTATTGTTTGCCCAATCACCAACCGATAATTCGTCCACGACGCTATTAATGCGGAAATACGGCAAAGAATAACGCGTCAAATCTGAAATCACCAATTTTGTCGCAAATTGAATTTTGTCGTTCAAAAATTGTAGTCCGGAAATATAATCTGAATCCGCAATGTTCGCGGCATATTTTAAATTTAAACCTTCTAAATCGTTGATGTATAAACCCGACGTCGGTGTTCCGGTTGTCAAACATTTGACACCAATGAAATTATTGAAACATGTTGGTTGCATGGTATGGATCGTTTGTGTAAATATTTTTTTCGTTTATTTTAATCAAACAATGATTGCGTAAATAGTCCGGAACCCAAAACGACGGACAACCTTTTGGCGCGAATTGATTGTGACCGGCAATTAACACGTCCGGGTTGTAACTTAACACCTCGGCAATGATTGACGACAACATTGAATTTTGTTGAGCCGTCAACGTGTTTTTGATTTTTTTCATGTCTTTTGTCATTCCGCCAATGTAGCAAACGTGACGTGAAACGGAATTGATTCCAACCGCGCCGTTTGTGATTTCGGCGTCGTCAATCCATTTGTCCATGTTATGTTTGACAAACCGATGTCGACTTCCGTCCAACAAAATCAAATCAGAGTAACCAACACGCGACCAACCACGACCGACCGGTTTCGGGGCGCAATGCCAATTTCGAACCGTTTCAGCCGTTACCGAACGACCTTCCGGTGTCGCCGAACAATGAATCACCAAATATTTAAACGGTTTTTTCATTTTCAATTGGTTCGATTTCGGTTGTTTGCTCAACCACTTGTTTTTTCACTTTTGGTTTGGTAAATGTAAGCAAAAACGAATCAAATTTTTTGTTTTCACATTTTTCGATTATCAGATTCGGAAATTTTTCATTCAACCATTGCAACGCCGTTTCGATTTGTGGATTCGATTTGTTTCTGAAATCGCGATTGGTAAAAACAACCACAACACCACGTCCATTTTTTAAACTTGAAATCCAATTCGGTTCAACGATTTTCAAATTCGCGTTGCGATCCATTGAATGCAATCCGATTTTATTTCGTTCGGCGTTTAATTCATTCAGGTTTGAACCTTGTAATTCATAAACGGGCCAATCTGATTCGTTGACTTTGCCAATTAAAACGTGTAAATCATAACGTCCCGCGCCCCAATGCAATGTTTGAACAACGGTCGCCAATTCCGTGTCAATGGAATCCAATTTTGTTTCGTGTCTTATCATAATTCAAAAATAAAAAAAAACGGCAAATTCAAACATGAACCGCCGTTTTTCTCTGAAAACTACTTGAAACCTATTTTTTTTATAAGCCGTTTAGGTCAACCGCAACCGGACAAACCATTTCAACGTCGTTCCAAAGAATCGTTCCGTCAAAATAAATTGCACCGGTGTTGTTGTCTTCAATTACTTCGTCAATTTCAATTTGGAAATTGTCAATGACGCCGTAAAAATAACCGTCACATGTATAGTATCCGAAACGATAGTTTGACGCTTCCGTCAAAATCGAATTCCAAAAATTATAAGCCAAACAACCCGGTCCCGGTGTCGTTACCGTGTCGGTGTTATAATCCTGGAACGTGATTTGTTTTTCAGCACCAACAACCGCTTCAGGTTGACACGATGCGATTCGTTTTTTCGTGAACGATCCTTTTGCTTTTTGGCCTAAAACCAAACCGCTAAAAACAACGTCTTTATTTGAAACCGCCGTCGCCCATTCAGTTTTATCAGTAATATCGTTAAATTCATAGTCACATTTTATGAATGCGAATTTTTCGATTCCACCTTTGCGTGTAACAATTCCGCAACCACCGGCGTAACTACTTGGCAACGACGGCGCACATGTTGAATTACAAATTGCCATATTTTTAAAATATTTTTTTGTTTAAATTTTAATTGAATGAAGGGGTGATTTTCACCACCCCAATTTTTAATTGATTACCCACATGCAATCGGGCCATTTGAACAATCGTCAACAAGGAATGTCATATTTGATTTGCTATTCACACAAAGTGATGAAAGTGGCATTTGGAACAAATTCCAATTCAACCCCAATTCAACGAACCATTTTTCCTGACAATCGTCATAAGACGTTTTTAAATCATAAACCAAACCGGTGAATGGATCAACGATTGTTCCGTGTTCGAATGAATCATTGCGCTTTGCGTATTCACCCAAATATTTATTCCATGTGATTAATTGCATTGCACCAGGTGCGAACGCCAATGCCGTTGTTCCTAACAAACTTGGTGCAAACGTGTCATTGTAAAAATAACCGTCGCCACTTGCACGAGATAAATCAACACCGAAATTTGTGTTGCAACATGCGATTTGCATTGCACGAGCATAAATATCCATGTTTCCGCCACCAACGATTAACGGTGAACCTGTCGCGCCTAACGCGTCCATTGACGCTTTGATTTGCGCCCATGCTAATGGATTCGGTGAACCGGTTGTTGTATATAACGGAATCTGTAAATTTCCGCCCGAACCTGAAACACCAACGTTTGTGTTTGCGATTGCTAAAATTGCCTTGTCAACTGAAACGTTGATTGCGTTCATTGCTCTCATGATATTTTGAGCAACCCAAACCGAATCCGCGTCGCACAATTTGCGCATGTCTGATTCGTCAAAACCCATTTTGTATTTTGCGCATTGAAAATCAGTAATCAATATTTGATTTGGTTGCGGCGCTACGTCCTCGCTACAATCCGACGCGCACGATGTATTCACATCTGAATCACACGCTTGACCGATCCAATTAATTTGAACCGCGCGAAATTTACCATTTGTCGGAACGATGTCCGCCGTGAAACCCATTCGATTAACGTCTGAAACCAACGCGTCAATCATTCCAACTTTTTGTCGTGCCATTGCCGGGGCATTTGTTCCGGCAACTTCATTGATGTTCGCTTGTAAAGCCGAACATAAACCTTTTTCGTAAGCCATTTTTTAAAATTTTTTTAGTTAAACATTTTGTGAATTTTTCGGATAAATCAAAACCCAAAACCGCACGACAACAATGTCATTTGATTTTGGGTTCATCACCCCGAAATTGCGTTTTGGAACGCCTTCCCGGTTTTATATTTTTCGGACTTACTTTGTCCCGGTTTTTTTACTTATTTGCCAAATGTACGAATGTTTTTCATTTGTTCGGCGTTTTCTTGCGCTTTTTTTAATCCTGGCAAATTGAATTCAGGTTTCGCCGTTGTTGGATCGAACGTCTTTTTTGGAAACATTGGTTGTTTTTGCTCGTTTCCGTTGCTTTGTTTAACAACGTTTAAATCGTCAGCACCCAAAAACGAATCCAAAATTTCGTCGAATGTCAACGTCTTTGTTCCGTCTTTTGATAACGGATTCAAACCGTCTTTTGTTTTGACAATGATTTGATTTTGGTCGTCAATGTCAACGTTGTATTTTTCCGCAAACCTGGTTTGAATTGCCGGTAAAACAACTTCAGGTTTCACAATCAAAGGTCGTGAACTTAAAATCGTTCGCAATGCTGAATCCTTTTTGAATGATTTGATTGTTTCTTTTGCTTCGTTTTCCTTTGCCGGAATAATTTCCTCAATCAACTTTTTATTTTCATTGGTCAATGCAATGATTCGGTTTTGCAATTCCTCGGACGTTCCCGACGCGCTTAACTTTGTTTTTTCAAATGCCGTTGAAATTATTTCGTCGAACTTTTTGTCTTTTATGTCTTCAGCCGTCAACCCAAACGTTTTTTTCAATTTGTGTTCAACCTTTGACAATTCGGTTCCGCGAATTTCGTCGCGCATTTTTTGAACGAAATCCGGATCGTTGGAAATGACTTCACGTTGTGATGTTTTGAACGTGTCAACAAATTCCGTCACGTCGATTTCGTCTTCGGTGTTTAACTTTGAAATGATTTCAGATTTCACACCAATTTTTTTCAAAAATGTTTCAATGTTTTTCATTTTTTGTTGTATTTTCTTTTTGGTTTTGATTCG